TAATTCAAAAAGTAGATGAGTAAAATATTAAAACTGGTGGTACCGAAAGGAAAGTACCACCAGAAAACAATAAGAAAGTATTGATATGAAAGATGTTTCTCAACCCGCTACATCAAAATTAGAACAAAAAAAACGCACAATAATAAAATATGGTAAAATATCATTAGCTGCTTTTTTATCATTATTAGTGTGGGGATTACATTTTATAGGTAAAACTACCGAATTAATTGGTGATTTTGTTAACGAATTAAAAAAAAGGATATCAAATGGCTAATTGTTATTACCATAGTAAATCAAGTGTAAAAAGATGGGGAGGTAAAACTCAAGATTACCAACCTATACATGATTGGATGGATGAAAGTAAAAAACTTTCTACCCATTTTGCACACAGAGCGTTAAGACATCACGCTGAAGGTTGCTTTGCAGCCGAAAAAGAATTTGGTCATACAATAACGAATAGTGATGGAGTAGCTATTCCAGTAAGACTAATAGTAGAAAAACACATAGTCGAAGATCTAGGTTTTATACCGAGCTTTGATGATTGGGTTAAACAAATAAAACTAACAACATGGATGGTGAAAGGACAACATAAGTTATGAGTAGAGCACACGAAATAAAATTAATAGGTACAACATTCGATGGTGATTTAAATCACAAAGATTGGTGGAAACTTGAAAGAGAACAAGACAGATTAGCAGATCTAATCGAAAAGAAAAACGCAAATGTATTGAAAGATATATTTAAGAAAATGATAGAACAAAATGTTCATAAGATTGAAGTTCCATTTTCAGGCGGTGGTGATTGTGGTGGTTTTGATGGTAATATTATTTATTACAATTATAAAGATGAAGTAATAGATGTAATTGATTATAGTAAATTAAAACCTACTGGACATGTAGAACATTATAAACCATTAATTTATAAAAAAGAATCACCTAAAAAAGGAAAGAAAGTTCCTGTTCAAATCTTTGAATATAGTTGGACTGATTATAATAGTATTGAAGTAACCGAAGATTACTTAATAACTAAATTCTATGAATTTGGATTCTTAAATGAATGGGGAAGTTTTGCAGGTGATTTTCATGTTAATGGAACAGTTAAGATCTGGCCTAAAACAGGAAAATATCAAATGCCTTACCAACAATCAGTAGAAGAATACGAAGATCACGAACCAGAAGGAGAAATGTTTAATGAAAGTGAAACAAGCAATAAAGATTGATCAGATTATGGGTAGAACTATACCCTCTGATATACCTGAACAATTATCACAAAAATACTTATCAGAATCTAAAGGAGTTTGGATTCCAATAGGTGAAATGGATCTAATACATTTTGTAAGAGCCTTTAATAAAAGAGAACGAACTATTAAAGATGAGAATACAAAAATGTTATTTCAAATAATGAAAGATATGATGGATCCAAAGGAGATTAACTAATGAAAAACAAAAATAAATATTGGCAAGATCTAGTTAATAAACATTTAGTAGGTAAGTATATTACTAAAGTTCAATGGTTAAATCCCAAAGATACTAAAAAATTATTAGGATGGGATTATCAACCTTGTGAAATACATCTAAATGATGGTACAATAATAACACCAAGTGCAGATGATGAAGGTAATAATGCAGGTGCACTATTTACCAATATACAAGAGCTGCCTTGCTGTCCTGTATTTAGAGATAGGATTGAATAAAATGAAATGGATTATCGATTATTTAAATTGATGTTAGAAATGTCCTATGTTGATACATATGGTAAAGATGATAAAGTTCAAGAACTATATAAAAAATATTTAAAGGAGAAAAAACAAAATGAAAATAACGATGGAAATAGTAGAAGCCGACCTAGATTTCCTAGCGAAGACTGATGTTAGATATGCCGAATTAAAAGCAGGTCTAGAACACATCAAGAACACAACGAAGTCTGTAAAAGGAGCATTCATAGTAGAATCAAATGAATCAGTTGCAAAATCTAGTGAAGCATTTTATGCATCAAAAGATTATGTTGACGCATCTAAAAGATTGCACGAAATAAATAAAGAGTTTCATGTTTTAGAAACAAAAAGAAATTCTGCAATAATGAGAATAGATGTTTGGAGAACATTAGAAGCAACTAGACGGAAAGGAAATGTACATTAATGAGCAAAAGAACAAAAGTTAATAGTGAACTATATGTATATATAGGTTCTAGAATTAAAGAAGCTAGATATGACTATAGAAGAATTGTTACCGAAAAGAAAAAGGTTATGACACAATCCGAATTAGCAAAGGCTTGTGGCGTTACCTTCCAACAAATACAAAAATATGAAAAGGCTACTAACAAAGTACCTTTAGATAATCTTTTATTAATAGCAGAAGCTACTAGAAAAGATTTATTATATTTTTTACCAACCATAAATGAAAGGAAAGAAGATGTTCAATCTGAAAGAACTACTACCGAAGACACCACGACTACCGACAACATACGACAAGGATCTAATGAAAATGATGAAGCAAACTGTTGATTTAATAGGTGGAATTACCGAGTCATCTAAAGAATTAGCATCAGCTGTTCAATCATTACAACGAGATGTAAAATTATATATGGTATCTAATAACGAAGCATTAGACGCTATAAGAACTAGACTTAATAGACTAGAAAATAATACCAGAATTTAGGCAGGATCTAGAACCTGATAGGCGGAGAGCTCTTGTTAAAACCCTGAGTAAGCCTCATTCCTAAATAGAGGGTATAGCGAGAGTTATACCCTCACTATAAACTATAGCTTGTATTACGATTCAAAATATGTACAAGATATTGTATGTCAAATCGCTATGCATTAGGCAGAATATTTCATGAACAATTAATCCCGCAGTTTGTAGCTGCGAGAAAGAAGAAAGGTATATCTCAATTAGAGATGGATGAAATATTAGGTGTAGCCAAAGGTCTTGTTTCCAAATGGGAAGTTGGTATAAGAAGACCTAGTGGATATCTGTTCTGTTGTTGGGCAGATTCCCTTGATATGAAAATAACACTAACCGCAAAAGGAGAATAAATGGCAGTAAATCCTGACTTTGAACCTGGCAGTATTACTAATGATCCAATAGTAAATCAAGTTGTTGAGATCATTATTAGTAGGCATATGCAAGGTATGGAAAAATTTGGTGTATCTATGGCTAACAGAGATAAACCTTTTGACCAATGGATTGATGATACCGTAGAAGAATTACTAGACGCTATTCATTATCTTGTAAAAGCAAAAACTATAGTTGATAAATTTAAAGTTAAAGAGAAACAGTTGGAACAAATGATTGATCAATTTAAAGCAAATACTTTTACACCAGAAAAGGAAGTAGCAGATGATAAGGAATCACAAACCGAGAAAGCGACCTGATTTTTCAGCACCGCATGTAAGAAAACAAGTATGGCAAATGAAGATCTTAAGGTTCTATAGAAATATAGAATTTGATGATGATATATATCACGAATTTGCCACAAAATTAGTTAATAATAAACTTGATAAAAAACAATTAGAACAAGTTAATACATTGATGAGGATAGATGAAAAAAATAAAAAAGCCCATTGGGAAAAAATTAGACAAAGACGAGCTACAGAACTTGGTATCTCAGTTAGAAAAATATTTCGTAAAGCGAAAACTAAAAACTAAAGCGAAACATTTTTATAGAATAGGTGGTACCAAATGAGTAAAACATTAATTAAAACTGAAGGTACTTCAGAACAAAAAAGAGCAATACATATTTTAAAAAATCAATTAGTTCAAATAAGATCAATTGATAAAATATTAAATCATTTATTATATAAAATTAATAAAAAACAATTTGATGTCGAACAAATACTTGAATGGATATATGAAGTTAAAGAAGGAAATAAAAGTAGAAGACATCAGATAGTAGAAACATTAGATGGCAATACAGAAACAGGAGGAGATATATATGAAGAAGCAAGAGAAGAAGTCGAATATGGAAATAAAACAAGAAATCAAATTTGATAGACGAACTGGAATAGGTGGTAGTGACGCTACTAGATTATACGAAGGTGATTGGTATCAATTATGGAGTGAGAAAGTAGGTGAAACTCCACCTGTTGATTTATCAGATGTATTACCTGTACAAATGGGAATACACACCGAACCATTTAATATCAGTTGGTATGAAAAACAAACTGGTAAAAAAGTTATTAGACAACAAGAATTTTTAACACATCCTAAATATGATTATATGTATGCTCATATTGATGGTGTTGTTTCTCAATTAATCCAAGAAAAAGATAAAAACATCTTTCCACAAGAAGCAATATTAGAATGCAAACATACAAATGCATTCAGTAATCCACAAAAATGTTTAGATAAATATATAGCACAGATCCAGCATTATATGATGGTGAGTGGATTTAATAAAGCATATATGTCAGTGTTCTTTGGTAATATGAAATATGATATTATCGAAGTAGAAGCTAATGAAAATTTTCAAAGAAAGTTAATAGCAGCTGAAGTTTTATTTTGGTACTATGTAAAAAATAAGAAAGCTCCACCTGATAATGTCAGTTGGGAAACATTTAAAATAGTAGGAGAACAATTAGATGGAAAACACAAAGTCCTCGTACCCTTATTATCCAGGATATAAAGATAAGGAAGGTAGTACTTCAGTAGAAGCTGCTGAATTGATAGCAGCAGGAAGTGTTACAATAAGAGAAAAAGTATTTAATGTTGTAAAACAAAAAGGAGTTTTTGGTGCAACAGCTGATGAGATTGCAGAGTTATTAAACTTAAGTAGTTTTACAGTAAGACCAAGAGTTACTGAATTATATAAACAAGGTAAGATTGAAAGAAAAGATACTAGAAGAAATGCTAGTAAAAGAAATGCTTATGTTTATGTAGTAAGTAAAGATCATATTAATAATCAATACATAGAGAAAGGAGTATAATATGAAAGTTGATGAAAGTAAAAATACATTTCTATGGGATCAGTTTAAACATACAGATCCTAGATATACTAAACCGTTTCCAAAGTTTGGTAAAACTTTAACAACAATAGATCCAATGTATCAAGTCATGACAATGACTAGAGTATTTGGCCCTGTTGGAAAAGGTTGGAGTTATGATGTGAAATACCATTATACAGATGTAAATGTATTTGCAGAAGTTAAGATCGTATATTGCATAGAAGATATCTGGTACAGATATGGCCCAGTAAGTTCTGTGTGTGCTTTATATAAGAAAGCAGGTACGCTTGATGATGAAGCTCCTAAAAAGGCTTTGACTGACGCTATGACAAAAGCATTTAGTCATCTAGGAGTTAGTGCTGATGTATTTCTTGGATTGTTTGACAACAATAAATATGTTCAAACAATGAAAGAGAAGTTCAATGGCAAGGCTACTAAAGATGAAGGCATCAAAGCTAAAGTAGTTCAAATAAATAAAAACAATAAGGAGAAACACAATGATAAATAAAGTTATCTTAGTAGGTAGGTTAGGTGCTGATCCAGAGATTAATACTACATCTCAAGGATCTAAGTTCGCAAATTTATCTTTAGCGACAAACAAGTCGTGGAAGAATAAACAAGGCGAAAAGCAAGAAACTACTACTTGGCATAAAGTTAAAGTATTTGATCCTGGATTAGCAGGTAACATGGAAAGTTACGCTAAGACTGGTTCTCAACTTTATGTTGAAGGTGAACTAGACAACAGATCATATAAAGATTCTAATGGGAATCAAAGATATGTAACTGAAGTTTTAGTTCCTAGATTTTCTGGAGTCATAAGATTAGTGGGTAATTCTAAACCGGCTGCTGCTAAAGCAACGGGTTCAGAATCAAAAGCTGATACTGACTTCGATGATCAATTCTAGTATTTA